TTAGACTTTTTTGAGATAATCAGCACATACCCAACCACTTGGAATCTTTGCCCAATCTCCATCAAATTTAGATACAGTGACGCGAGTACCATAATTAATGCAGCCGTCCTTATCATAGTCATGGGCCTTAGCATCCTTAGTTAATTCGTTATGTGTCTTGACTCTGTATTTCATTCCTGGTCCTGTACGGACCTTTAAGTCGCTAGCAGTAATCATATAAGTACCTAAATCGTTGGATGTATTTGTCTGTGGCTTAGATGGTGCAGTTGAAGTATTAGTCGCATTTGCATCATATTTAGGTAAGCCATACCCTCTGATGTATCTGCCGTTAACCTGTAGTTTTCTTCTTCCTACTGCATCGTTCTTATTGCCTTCGATAACAGTAATAGTATTACCTTCTACTTTTTCGACAATGCCGACGTGATCTGATGAACCTTTATTATCTCCGACGCCTTTGTCTTGCCAGTCATAGAAGATTACATCTCCTGGAGATGGTAAATGTGCATCATCTTCACACCATCTACCGATTTTCTTAAATCCATTAATCATCTGATTGCAAGAACATTCAAGTGGAATGATATCTGTGTAGCCCACCTTAATTGCACATGCTGACACGAAAGTAGCACACCAAGAATCTGTATACTTAACTTTATATCCACGTGCTAGTGGCTTGTGTGCATTGTATACGTCAATGATTTTTTTGTGTGTTCCATTTGACTCTTTACAACCTAACCATCCTCTAGCGACATCTAAAATAGTATTTGCAGTTTTTCCCATAATTATTCCTCCTCAAAGTATGCACCAATACCATAATTTGACGCACACATATATTCGATTCTGCACCCTCTTGCTTTGTTCCATCCTTTTAAAAAGTAAGCCACATCGGCAGTTGATAATAATTCAATAGATTTTCCAAGGCACCACAACGGAGTGCCTCCACCATCAATATAACTATCAATAATTTCAACATCATCACCATAGAGACTTTTAATTTTTTTGACTGCTTTCATTCTATTATGTCTGATTTCTTCTTCAGACAGATCTTTCATAGGCTGTGAAATAAATATTTTCATTTCTAATCCTCCTCATATCTTATAATTGGCGCTTTTGCCTTGATTACATTGATATCTCCTAAAGAGATATGAAAAACATCTCCAGCACTTGAAAAAGCACGGCATTCATAAGAAAGCTCGTTTCTACTTCTGCCTAGTGTATCTGTTGGATCTATTCGTGCAGTGATGACATTATCCTTTATGGTTGTTTCTTTTCTTCTTATCTCATCACCATCGATAATAACAAGAAGCGCCTTATATTCATTGAAATTAAAAGGCTCGCCATCTGACGAGCACGAAAATCTTATAAGATGTGTAGTTCCTTCAATCACATCTATATCACGCTTGTTGCAATTCATTTATTCATCTCCTTCAAAAGGCGAAACCTTTCCAATATCTATATGCATTATGTTGCTTACTTCAACTTCAGCATCTAATGCAGTTTGTGCAGCTATATTGATATTCCCACAATCAGCATCTATTGAAGCATTAACATGTGTATACTTGCTAATATCCACATCAACGGTATGAGAGACTTCTATATCTACTTCAGTGGATTGTGCTTCATCTGGCCATGAATAAAGATAAAGGGTGAACCATCCTCTACTCATCCTGACCACACTCCATCACTTGACTTTGCATATATCCTTATGAGATAGTCACCGTCGCCTTTAGATAGTTCTGTTTCCAACACACTTACTACTCCTGTGCTGCCTGTTTTTAGATCAGTGCCACTTTCAACCAGCAATCCTATTCCTCTCCCTGATGCTTCGCCTTCACGAGTCGCACGAGCTTCCCATTCAGATACATCAATGTCACAATGGAATCTGCATATACACTCATTTATTCCAAGTACTCTAGATATTCGATATTTATCAATGCTATCAATCGTCACAATAGGGGGCTCAGCAATTCTGTAAGTGATAGTAACAAGCCCCTCAGTAAGCCATACATCCCCAACCGATGCAAAAGAAGTACCCCACGCGTCACATTCTATTGAACCATTGAGTGATGTACCTAAATTAATAGTTTCATTAGCGGTCTTATTGTGATTCACGCCACCGTTCACGGAAAACTTAACTGCATTCTTATACGTATAATAACAGTTAAATACTCCCGTGAATCTAACATTAATGACTATCGCATTAGTGGGAAGAGAAGGAACACTCCATGTGGCCTTCTCTATATTGTGCCCACTTCCTGAAATATGGATTTTTGGCATTGTGGCTACAGCAGTTACTGTATATTCCTGTGCCATTATGCTACTGACCAAGTGCCGTGTACATTTTTGACGAACACTTTGATAATCTTTTCACCATCGCCACTTGAAGCCACTTCAAGGTCTTTACCCAAAATTTTGCAAGAAATCGCAGTGTTCTTTTTGAATGTTCCAGTGCCTCTCAAATTAGCAGAACCATTATCCATACCAATTAATGTACCAGCGTCATGCAATGATGACTTAGAAGGGACAACCTTAATCTTATACTCTGTGAAATCAACATCACAAGTGAAGCTGAATGTAGCCACATTTTTTGGCGCTGTCTTAGAAATTCTCGAAACATCCGGACCGATAATAGTGACAGCTGGAACTGAAGTATCTAATGTGATAGTAGCAGATACTGCAGTCGTTTCATTGCAGACATCATCGCGCACTTTTACGTAAACCGTCTTGAGTCCATCGTTATTTAATAAAGTGATTCTCTTAGATGCTGCATAGGTTTCCCATGAAGCATCTGCTTCTGTTTCGGCACCATTGACACCCCACACCTTCATCTGATAGCCGACTGTAGATGTATCAGTTAAAGCAATGCTTAATGTAACTGATTTTGATGTAGTGTACTGAGATCCGTTGTTTAACTTGATACTCAGTCCCTGGGGAGCGAGTGTATCTAATACAAGATTAAAATAACTTGCCATGTTTATTCCTCCACTTTAATGCATCTGTTTTCTAATTTCTGGTAGGCATCAAGATACATTTCTTCTTTATCTCCATTGTATGTACACTCGAAATACATTCCGTCTAACAGTGTAGTTGATAACAGTGCCTTGTTATTTTGCAGTGTCTTACACACCCACACCACATAGATATCGAAATCCTGTGGATCTTCTAGGTGTTCATCTGTATATCTTCTTACTTCCTCAACTGCAATCTTTAAAAATTCATCGTTGCCCATTATTCTTCTCCTTTTTTAATGGCATTTTCAGCCACTTCTAATCCTTTTGTTAAGACTTTTGGCACATTATCACCTGATTCAACAAAGTTTTCTAAGATGCTGCGTAACTCATTAATAATTAATGATGCGATTGTAAACCAACCAATATAAGCAGTTACAGATAAGTCAATCCCTAAAGTCTTACCAATCTCGATAAAGATAGCAGAAGCAAGAAAGGCAACCAAAATCATAAGCCAATAGCCTAACTTTTTCCAAACACCTCGCACTCCCTTGGCGCTGTTGTCTTTGCCTGTTAGTCGTGATTTTCTTACTCCAGTAATGTAATCAATCACGTTGAGAACTAGAAACCCAACAAATAAAAGCCAGTGAGTCCCGAACACAGCAGTTAATACTGCCACGATAGTGCCCCCTAATGCGTTGATCGCATCCATGTATTTTAACGATGTGTCGTATAATTTCATTCTATTACCTCTTTATTTACATATTTTCTGCAATGATCCATGCGTCTAGCTGTATCTGAGTGATGTTCGAATAACTCTGATAATTGTTGTGAGCAGAGTTACACTGCTTGAACTGCATATATAGTTCATTGCTGTTGCTTACGTTGAATTTGACAGGAACGTCATAGAATCCACCGTTAGCCTGTATGATTGCATTGGCATCCGTATACCCCATGTTAGGAGCACGCCAAGGAAAAGCGTTGGAACGAGTAGGCGTATATAATTTGAATCCATTTATTCCATTAGAGTTGAGATTCTTAACAGATTGATTGAACATGATTCGATATATGTTTATATCTCCGAAACATTGTCCGTATATTGTCCCTGTAAAAGTACCACCATTCAACCCAACACCTAACTGTCTCTTATCCATGGCACTGCTGCCTGTACCGAGAATGTATCCTTTTAGATATTCAGCGATATTCTCTAATCCCCAGTCATTTGGATGAATCCCATCTGAACTCATCATGTTTTCAAAAGACAGAATGTTCTCAGCGCCTGGTACTAGCACAAAAGGCTGATTCTTATAGCACGCTTTTGTTGTGTACGCTGGCATTAATTTATATTTCAACGCGAACTGGTTATTTCTGTCTTTGAATGCTACACCAAACGGTGCAAAGTGAACAATCGCATTAGGATAAGTACTCTGTACATATGATATCAGTGTATCAATGTTGGATTTAACAGTGTCGATTTTATCAGCATACGCTAGTTCATTATATCCTCCACCAATCAGCACATCTGTCACCATCTTCTTACTACCTATCTGAGACTCCACTCCCTTAAGAAGTGTCAGAAAACTATTAGAAGAATTAGAAAAGGATGCCCCACCTTTGTGGTTGATATAGATATTGCCTGCAGAGAAGTGACAATTCACTAACTTACTTTTCAATCTGTCACACCAACCCGTTGTATTACCATCGGGGGTGTATCCGTCTCCGTACGAATCTCCGATGAAAATCAGTTTTCTTTTGCTTCTGTCTTCTAGATTCATCTTAGTTCCTACCACCCTTTTCCCGTCGCCCGAATAAGCAATCAAGCCTTCTTCGATATTGTCAGCAGTCACTGTACTGTCTGATATATCAATCAATGTCTTATCGTTGTATATGACCTTATTAATGCTCATATAACCACTCCTATGCGATTGTTACTGTAGTACCCCCAGCCGAGTTTTCACTCTCTGCATAAGGAATAGGATTAACAGTCACCTGTGATAAATAGTTGTATCCAGTATCGGGCATGATTGTTTGTGCAGTTGTACTAGGTGTTACTGTCTTCTGCTGAGGCTTGGCACCTTCTGTTCCCGACATAGTACCTTTAATGCCTAAGATAGTGACTCCGTCACGGATGTTCGTTGGGATAAGTTTAGCCTGTTCCGCAGTAGCAATCTGAACATTACCCGAACCGTCGTGGAATCCCTGTGGAATTGTGTACGTTTGAGCCTTTGTTGTGATACTTCCTTTAACAGAACCATTGTTCTTCATGGTCCCTGTTAACTTAGTACCTCTTGCATATGCAGTCTTTCCTAAGAGCATTTCAGCAACTGCTACAGTTGCATCGCTTGAATCAACATCAAATGTACAAGTACCAGTGACTGTTGCACCTGTCTTATCATGAAAAGTTAGATCCTTCAATACTTTGTCAGCTGTCGCAGTGTCACCTGTCAAGTCGATTAATGTCTTGCCACCATAGACGACCTTATTTATATGTTTAGTTTCTGCCATGTTATAATTCCTTTCCTATGTATACTGTATTGCCCCCTTCATCGTTGCTAGTCTCGAAGAAGGGGATTTTTTTAACCATTACATCTTTATTGAGAAGTTTATTTTTTGTCTTAAGCTGCTGAGCTATATCTTTAGGTGTTACTGTATAAGCACCAGTATAGACATCAGCATTCTTTATGCCCTGATAGTTTTTTATATCAAGTTTGAATTCTTCAGAACATATCTTCATATCAGCACGAAAAGACATATCTCTTATGACGAATCTAAGAGGTATGTCCTTTGACTTGAATTCTAGTTTAAGGCGCACATCAGATCACTCCATCTTTTAATATTCTTTCAACATATGTAGTGATGATATTAGATGCAACTGCTTCTCCATCAGCTGTAATCGCACGTAGCTGAATCTCAGCCTGATGTTTTTCTTTAAGCTTCAGAGTATCCTCCTGTGACAGATGCACTTCTATCTTGTCACCGCTTAGGCTGCTGCATTCTATCTGTCTATCAATAATAATTCTATTGTCTTGCATGATAGTGAAGTAGGCATACTGGAGAGTATTCACTTCAAATGGAAGTGTACATATTAATGTGGCAGTAGTACCTCTAATCATATGCATCGCCTCCTATCTGAGCATCATGTGGCTACCTGAGAGCCATGTTCCTTTAGGAACAGTGCAATTCTTCATAGAGAATACACTGAAACCGTTTTTGTTTCTATCATACTTGAACATGATCGGGCAGTCTGGACTAACAAAAATATTGAACATAAATGCAGTATGCATCGCTAGAACAGAACGCATTGTTGAATCATTACCGAACTTTTCACCATCGGCGCCACCAGTCATGTTCCATGCACTGGTGAGTGTGCCATACCAGCAGAATTCTATATAAGTGTCATTCCATCTAGCCTCTAACGTAATGCCATTCTTGACGTCAATAGTATCTTTATGCGTTACTGCTCGTCCAGTTGCTATTTCATTGTATTTTGTCTTTAAATCAGCAAGTTCATTATCGAATCTTTCTTGTGACCCGGTCGAAGTAACGTAGCCACAATACCACGAATCCCCTCTTGTATCATTCACGTCATTCTGTACTAGAGATGTAATTCCTTTGCGGACATGAATTATAGCAACAAAGAGCTGATAGATGGAATCAGTCCTTTTTGGGGAAGGCCATTTCCCATCAGTACCTCCCTTTATAACTTTCAAGGATACTCTTCTTTCGGATGCATTGAATTCTAGTGAAATTGCATCATATCTATCATAGGTGCCTTCAGAACTATCGATATTAAGTGTATTCTCTTCAGAAGAAGGGAAGAAAGCACCTCTAATAAAGGCATTTCCTGAACTCACTGTAATCTGCATACTGTTGTTAGCCTGTACATGAAAATCATCTGTTGAGCAGATGCCATCTGTAAATAATTCGCTCAGCATTTTACGCCACGATGCTGCAGACATCTTTCTATCTCCATTCAGTGAGTCAAATGGATAGCCATATTCATCTGTAATTGTATCAGCCATTAAATATTATCACTCCAATCTATCGTTGACGGAAGAGGTGTACCAAACGTAGGCACTGCCTTCATTACTCCATGCTCGTATACCTCATTAACCTCCGTCACTCTATCATTTGAGGTCATTCCCCAATATTCAAACCTATTTGTGACTATATCGCCAAGATCATAATCAGAAGGATAGTTATAATTCCCTCTGATCTTATCTTCCTTCTCTAATGTTTCAGCAAGCATATTGCTGTTAAGCGTTGTGTTTCCTCTTTCAATGAGTGCATTCTTATATGCAAGGTCGCTGATGTTTTCTTTTGAAATATCAGACCCATTGATGAAAATCTCTCTTCTATCTAGTCCGGATGCAGATGTACTGCCTGTTATCTCTATCTGTCTAGCTGAGCCTTCACCCTGACCGCCTACATAGCACACATTCGCGTATGTCTTCGAGTTGGCACTGTATGTCGCTTTTTCAATATCTCCGTTCTTCTGTGAGAAGATGACACGTGATATATCATACTGGCTATCGGATCTATCAACACCCTTGTATGTTTCGAATATCCATTTCTTTTCATCGAAGTCAGGCCTTAAACGAAAACCTATATCTGAAGCCTGAGAAAGCTTCTCTATGTACGTAAGTATATTTTTATAGGTTGCCTGATAAGTGATTTTTTCAGTATATCCATTATCAGGACCTAACATAACTCCTGGAATTGCTGCCTTTGATACCAGTTCTCTCATAGAGGTTTCTACACGACCATTAAAGTTGTATGTTCCCTTAATGATTCTTCTATAAAAATAAGATGATGCGAATCTTCCTTTGACGGTAATCTCTTTCTTCGATTTCTCATAAGATATTGTAATACTCTCAATGATTCCGCATTCTTTCTTGCCCTTCAGATAGAAAAGATTCTCAAGTTTCAGCAGCTGCACATTATATGCAGTCACTGGAACATGTGCCTCAAATTCACCACATGAGTTATATTTGCGCATCCACTGGAGAGAGAAAACATTTTCAATCTGACCTAGAAAGTTCATATTTCCATCATAGATTCTTATGATCATAGATTAGGCCTCCACATAGTTTCTTTTAAATGAGATTGATACAGTCATATTCTCTGCCCCTGATTCTGCAGTATATCCTATATGATTAATTCCTGGCTGCAGTCTTATAAAGTCTGCAGATGTAGGAAGATACATATTTATTTCTTCTTTTTTTCTATCCTTTAAAAGATAGACATGACAATCATCTACAAGGGTTGTGATAATAAGCTTCTGACCACTTTCTAATGTAAAATCCTTTTTACCAGAAATGCCTACAGTCATGTGCTCACCTGATTCCTGGATTGAAATCGAAGGATTTAAGACACTTCCTATAGCCTCAATAGTAATGGTCATGCCAGTTTCAGAACCGTTCTGATTATCTATCTCTAGATTCTGTACTATTTCTATTCTTGATATTTCCTCCGTTGTGAACTCATGAGGAAACTCAAATAGTGGAATGACTGTTGACATTGCAATACTGTTGTCTTCTATATCCGTAAAATAGGGATTCGCACATATCAGTGATATCTGATGAGTGCGTTTATAGAATGTGCCATCCGTTCCTGTTACCTTTTCTACAGTGTAGTCAATCTTTCTCTTATGAACACCATCATCATATTCAAGCGTGCCATCAAGAGAGAAAAGCCTGTCAAGCATCTCTCTATGATTGGCATAGCGCTCATTATCAACAACTTCTAACACGATGTTTCTGTACTTCATTGTGCGTCCTAATATTGATGCACCATCAGAATTACCATTCTCCTGTAGATTGACTGTATATGTTGAGCCATATAATCCATCACAGTCTGTAATTAAAAAAGGAGACAGTGATGTCTCAGTGAAGATTATTGAATATCCATTTGAATTAGTACAGGTGATTGTTCTATATTCCTTTTCTCCCAAGAATCATCACGCTCCTTTCAGTCTCTGAATCAATTCTCTATTTGCATTTCTTGTCTGTCTTGATACTTCTGAAGGATCTACAGCATCAGGCGCTGTAATATTGATAGTCTGATAGATATCACCTTTTCTATCTTCAGTATGCGGTTTTTCAAATCCTTCATTGATTAGCTGCATCTTGACTTCTCTTACAGCACTGAATGTCATTGCGGCACCAAAGCTGTCAGATTTATTGAATTCATCAATAAGCGAATCATTGAATGCTGCTATATCCTTTCTGACGGTATCAAATGAACCTAGAATTCCGACACCAATACCTTCACCGATGAATCTGCCGACCATATCCCTCATGATCCTAGAAGGAGAGTGGATACCAAGGAATCCCTTAAAGCTTTTGACGATACCGCCGGCAAAGTCTCCAATCTTCTTAGTAATCCATGCACCCATGCTCCATATACCCTTCCAGATACCTTCGATAATATTCTTTCCGATTGATAGCATCTTTGAAGGAAGCGAAGCAAGTGCTTTTACAATGATTTCAAAAATCTTTTTAGCAGCACCGCCAAGTGAGCCAAATAATGATTTAATACCATTAATCAAGCCATGAATACCTTTGCCGCCTAATGAGCCAAGTTTTTCAGGTAATAGCATGATATTAATCAATACAGTATCTAATGCCTCTTTTCCTGTACCCTTCAGGAATCCGAATAATGCCTTGATTCCATTTCCTAGACCAGTGATGGCCATTTTACCTAAATTGATCCAGTTGAATGCGCTCCATACATCCACGATTGCTGTAATGATCTTCGGAATATTGACAATGAGTGTCGGTATTGCCTGGATGATTCCTAAAGCAAGCTTAGCAATCAGCTTCAGACCACACATGAGAATCGTAGGCCCATTATCATTAATGATATTTGCGAATGTGCTGATAATTGTTGGAATTTTCGCAATCATGACAGGAAGTGCAGATACAACCCCATCTGCCAACTTGTTCAGCATTTCAAAGCCACTCTTTATAAATTGTGGCGCTTGTGAAGCAATCTGTGTTGCAAATTTCTGAACTGCATCAAGGATTCCTGGCATGTTATTAAGCGCATCAGTAACAACCGCATAACAACTCTTTGTAATATTCAACAGCATTGGAATAAGGTTGTTGCCAACGAATATTCCTAGTGAACTGATTAAATTTTTAACAGAACTCTTGATATTTTGACCCGTTGACATAGCTCCCAAAAAGTCCTGTACTGCCGCCTTGACCATGCCAAAAGAACCAGTGAGAGTAGTACTTGCTTCTTCTGCAGTCGTTCCGCTGATTTTCATATGGTCCTGTACTACAGAGATTGCATTCGCAATATTACTAAATGACATATCGCCGTCTTTGACTGATACATTTAGTTTTTCCTGGGAATCCTTATATGTAGACGCATCTTTTATAAGTCTTGCCATTTCTGTCTTGGTTCCGCCATACCCTAACTTTAGATTGTCTAGCATTGTGTAATTTTGTTTTGCGAAACCCTGATAGGCATTCTGTATATCCTGTAGATCAGTCCCCATTTTGTTTGCGTTGTCGGACATGTCAACCATTGCCCTTTTCGCAATTTCCGCTGCCTTGGCAGTATTTCCACCGCATGAAGATACAAGTGAAGCTGCAAATGATGTGGTCTGTTCCATATAGGTATTTGCTGAAACACCTGCATCCTTAAATGCTGTCTGTGCTGCTTTTTTAATCACATTTGCACTATTGCCAAAAAGCGTTTCAATGCCTCCTATGGACTGCTGAAGCGCGCCTCCTTCTGTCAGTGAGGCGCTGAGAAACTTTCCTATTCCAGCAATAGTTATAGCACCCTTGATTTTAGAGATGAGCATGCTTCCGAAGGTGCTGCCACTATTGTCTGCCTGTTCCTCAAGAGGTTTTCCCATGACCTCCTGGATTGATGCCTTAATGCCCTGAGCAGAAGGCACGATCTGCACGTAAGCCTTGCCTAAATCTGTACCGTTTTTAGCCATTTAAGCACCCCCTTTCAAAATCTGCATTCTTGCTTTTTCAAACTCTTCTGCGTTATTAAAGCCTTTAGCTGGCTTTTTCTTTACAGGATTCATCAGCTTTTCATATATTGATTCAGGACGATTTCTATTTTTCTGTGCTTCTTTAGTCTTAGACCAGGCAAGAAGTGCCAGATAATCAACAGCGAGTGCACTTAGTATAGTTTGAGTATCTATATCCTGTTCTTCCATTGCCATTTTAAGCCTTGAATCATTTCGTAATCCGCTGACAAGAACATAGATGTAAGAAGGCTTGTAAGACATGAAGTTATATATGTGATATGTTTCAGCCAAATCACATATAATCTGATGCTTATAGCCTCGCAAAAGGTTTGCGAGGATTACGAGTTTTTTAAGTCAGTACCATCATCAATTTTGACTGACATCATGTCATTCATTTCATGCTGCATTCTCTTGAGAGAAAGAAAGCCGTCCTTTCTTCTGCAGTGTTCTTTCAGTGCTCTATAACCTTCATCACCAATCATATATTTAATTAAATCCGGCATTCCGAGCCCTGTTTCAGCAATATTGTTGACTTTTTCAATGAAGTCATAATCATCCATAAGACGCTTATCGACTTCGAACACAAACCCTGATGCAGTTGTGCCTTTGATTTTCTCTTCCATCTGTTATGCTCCTTTTTTCATGATGTATTCCTTATGATATGATCCGTTTCCATCAGGTCTTGCCTTGAATGTGCAGTCATACCCTACAGCATCATCATCTTTGTATGTAACTTCGCCAACTTCTGTAAGCTTGCATGCTGGAACAACAATTCTTTTCAATACTGTTCCTTCTGCAAGAATCATATCAATCACAAGTACTCTATATCCCCTTGTGTTGGCTTTTACATCTACAGTAACTCCTGTTTCAATATCACCGGTTACTTGTTTCTGTCCAAAGACTTCCTTCAATACATCAACATTTAATGATTCAATCAATGTAAGACTGAATTCATCTGAAAAGTCCTTATCAACATCAAGTACAGTGTCTCCACCCCATGCAGTGATTGAATCGCTTGAAGAAGATGCCTTATTCTTGACACCATCATCAGAGCAGTATCCAAGTGATTTGAATGCTTTATCAAGGTCTGCAGCTGCACTCGTTGGTAAAGTAGTACCGTCAGGTGCCGACCAGACAGCGCCTCCAATCTTAGGCTTGCCTGTTGTTACATTTGATGCATCTACATTTGCCATATCATTTCCTCCTTATAATTAAAAAACCAGGTCATATACTGCCTGGTATCTGTAATGCTTTGTACTTGTATCGGTATAGTTATAATCGCTGTTATGTCTGCTTGCAGAGATTCTTGGGCATTCTGCAGCATTATCCATTGCTTCTTTTACCTTCTCATTAAGAAGGGCAGCATCATAAAGCGAAGAACCGTACGACTGTATTGCAAGAGTTGCATGCCTGATGAAATTATCAGTATATCCTCCTGTTTTTTCGACAACAATAAAAGTATCCTGAGATGCATCATCATACTGTGCATAGCAGGATACTCCTGTCTTCTTCTGAAGATAATCAATGATATAAGTTTCTATGATCATGTCTATTTACCTCTTGCAGAACCGAGCGCCTTAAGGAGCGTATTGTGCTTCCTTTCAGAATAGTATGCATGTGGTGTAGCAGGGCTTACCTTCACAAAGCAGCGGTCCTTGTTGGCTTTTACTTCCATCGCATACTCTTCTCCAGCCGCTTTCTGTACTCTTTCTCCATATGCAGAAACGATTTTCTGCATTTTAGAGCCACTTAGCAGCTGCCTTATGCCCTCTTTATTCAGTTCGAATTTATAATGATTACTCATATCTTTCCACCACTACTTTCTTATTCCATCGAAGAGGTATGTTCTCTTCAATCCCCTCTACTGGTTCACCTACCGTCTTCCATGTCTTGCCATAGAATTCTACTTTAGTGTCTGTCCAGTCATGCATATCACCTTTTGGGATGGCAAGATTATACTGAGTCTTAGCAATAGATACGTTCTGATTAGATGATAATTCAGAACTGCTGACTGGCGCTACAAGAACATCATCCACCTGTTCTGGAATATATTTATAATGCATATGCCCAAACGCATCACTGCCAGTAGGCTTCTTCTGATATACAGTTATCGTGATTCCTTTAAGTCTCATATATTTCCATTGCTCCATATCTCTGCTTGATGATACCCATTCGTTTCAGCTCGTTTCTTAAATAATAAAGATCATCGCCTGGATTAACATATGTACCACTGAATGTATAACCTAACGCTGACTGTGAGAACTGCTCAAGCGGCATATCCTGGTCATCATCTTTGGACATTACACGATGAACGCATGCTAAAACAACCATTTTTGCAACATTTGCCTTATCATCAGATGAACTGATCACAGCGCCCAGGTTCATATTCCTTTTATTTGCCTCCTCTCGTAAAAGAGAGGAAGCAAGTTCAATGAGCATCAATAAGCGCTTATGCTGTTCGTTATTTAGAGCGGTGTTATAGACCTTTTCATAATCTTCTACTGATGCATAGATATCCATCTACATCACCTTATACATGTTTTCTAACAAATACAGTAGTAGGCTTTGAAACCTTATATCCGTATACATTTCTACCCTGAACGGCACACGCACCGATATGTTTGCCATCAGCAAGATCATTTACTGAAACTGGAACGGCCCAATCATCTACGTAGTGGCAGAAGATTCTATTGCCTAGAATGAAGTCTACCTTATCATCTGATAAGTTATCTACTTCATAAATATTAATTCCGCCGATTCTGCCTACTACACCTTCCTGTACCACCTGGTCACCTAAGTTAGAAGGCTTAATGAATTCCGGACACTGTAATAATACTCCGTACGCATCAGGAGTGACTGTGAGCCACATTTCTGATGTTTTGACATGTGCCTTTCTTGCCTGTGTTCTAGCATCGATTACAGCCTTGTAAACAGTTTCTGGTGTTAATGCTGCAGTGTCCTTGATTGCAGTACATTCAAGTAAGGCGTTTCCTAAGTTAGTGTCAGTCTCAACAGCCATTGAATAACCGGCTGAATCTAATCTTTCCGCAACTAGATTATCTGGAACTGCTGCAGCTGTATGCTTGTCAATCAATTCGTTTACAGAGGCGTCATGATCAATAGGAAGTGTGATATAAGAAGTAGTAGATGTAGTTAAATCAGTTCCGTTTGTCTTATCATAATCCTTTACTTCTACTTCTGTATCTCTTACAGGGATTTTTACAGCGCCTGCTGTAGGTGTACCATCATAGTTTCTATTGAATAGTTTAGCGAATACTGATGTCTTTCTCTGTTTAGCCAATACAAGGCTTGAATATCTTTCCTGTAATTCTGTATTTTGTGCCATATGTATATTCTCCTTTTAATTTAGAATTTTAAGTCTGGATTCATTTCTCTGAACTTCTTTTCAACACCGGACATTTCGCCACCAAGCTGATTGTTTGCCGTAGGTGATGTTGGTTCAGGAGCTTTTGTATGAGGCTCATTGCTAGGCTTTGGGAATAATTCAGCAAGTGCCTTTGCAGATTCATTGAGCTCTTCTTCAGTCTCTCCTTTTAAGAACTGTGCAGCTGAGGAAGGAAGCTTATTATCTGCAGCCACCTTGTTAAGAAGTTCTTTTCTATTGAATCCTGCCACCTGCTGCTTTAATGATGTATTTTCATCTTTTAGGCTTTTCAATTCTTCAGAATTAGAAGTTGAATAAGTATCCTTGAGTGCCTGTACATCATCAGGTGACATATATCCTTCATATTTTTTCTTTTCTCTAGCTAGTCTTTCTTTGATTGCATCATCAAATTCTTCCTGTGTGTTAATTGGTGTAAAACTCATATATATTCTCCTATTTCTCCGTATAGTTACGTAATTTTTAAATAAGTACTTTCTGCTTCTTTCTTGCCTTCTTGAGAGAGCACTGCCAGTGTGCCAGCACTACCGATTCAAGAAGAGAAATGTCAACCCCTTCAATGATTGACTTGTATCCGAATCCCCCATTTGTTCCAATTGTGCGCTTTTCACAGTTGGATACGCACTGTGAAAGCGATGGCTGACCAAAATGGCATATTTTTGAAGCATACAGAGCCTTTTCAAATGAAGCGCCTGCCGCAATGATATCTGCAGTCTTTGGCATGATCACCTTTAATTTGATGCCGGTCTCTTTAAGCTCATTTATAAGCATCTGCTGACCGTTCGCACCGTCTACTGTAACCATGGCAATATCAGCCTGTCTAAGAAAATCAATAATCCATCCGTTTCCTTTACGGATTGACTTGCATCCAATGACATCAACTAGTATATTGTCATCTTTTGTTTTGACTGCGACCGACATAGAAACATTACTGCCATCGTGACCGTACTTAATACCAACAAAGAGAGGACCTTTAAACTCTGGAATAGTCTCTACTTTCAGAGCGTTCCACTCATTTTCTGATATTGCGGATTTCTGGTTATACTGAAGCCATAAACCGAATCGCTGTATATTGAAGTCAATTTCATCACTTGAATCTTCAGCTGCAACAGAACGCTCCTTCAGTGTCTGACCTAGTGAGGGGTTTGTCTCATACCATATATCCCTGTCTTTTACATCGGACATATGTTCAACAGACCATTCAGCCCATCCGCTTGTATCAGAACCCCCTGAAAGGCATTCCCTTCTCAGATTAACAAATACAGTACCTGAAGATACTGCAGTTGGTGGAGTACCACACATAAGTGTCTGAGGGTTCTCTGATGAAGTAACTACATACTGAAGTGCTGACTGCTGGTCTTCAGTGTATTCCTGAGCCTCATCCACAACGAGAAGGTCAAAGCCTTCACCAAGTCCGCCTTTTGATGATCTAGTTCTGAAGGAAGCACTTCCCCCACCTTCATCAAGAATTCTTATTGTCTCCAGTCCGAACTGGGCTGTAGCCGTATAGGACTTTTCATAGGTCTTTTCCTTATCTGCTCTCTTTACCTCAGTATAATCATTCTCATCAAGCATCTGCTTAAGCTTCTCCCACGAAGCATGCGATGTAGTTGTACGGTGTGCTGTATGTAGAATCTTTTCCCCATGCAGCAGACCCCACAATTCTCTCATGACAAGGATTTCAGACTTCCCGTTACGTCTCGGTATTGAATATCCGTATTTTATATGAACCCATTGACCATCATCATCAACAGCCATTATGTCCATCATCTGTATTTCCTGCCATTCCATCGCATTACGTGTGGTATTGTTGTATAGTTCTACAGCTTCATTCCCTAATGTGCTCTTATAGGGGATAATGTAACTATTCGTAGGAGTCTGTCTGCCTATCTTATTAGACATGTGCCTTTAACCTCCTACTTTTGTGTAATTAAAAAGGTGTCACAATCAATTGACACCACCTCCTGGATTCTTTATTTAGAGTTTATCAAAAAAATTTTAAACATTCAGCTTCTTTGTAATATGGGCAATCCTCTAAGAATAAAGGCATATATTGAATTGCAACTTCCTTTAATTCTTTTGGATATTTACGTGGAGGAGTTAGGCTGACAAGACAATCATAAATTTCATCCCAATTTTCCTCAATATACTCTTCATTTGGCATAGAATAGTTAGCCTTTTCTTTTGGAAAAAATCCTCCCAAAGCATTAAAATAATTTTTTATGTAATTCATTAGCCCTCCGGCGAAATAGCTCATTATTGCATCTTCCATTAATTCATCTTCAGTTTTCATTGATTATTAGCATCCCCCTATTTAAAACAATTATATGTTTTTGACCAAACATACCATTCATGTCAATAGCATCATAGCCTTTTAGTGCAGCAAATTCACCTATTGTTGAGATAAGAAATTGCCAAGGTTCCTTGGATTTTGAATTTTTTATCTTATCTGCGCCAATTTCACAATACTCTCTTAAAACATCATTATAGTAAACTATTCTTGATTCTTCAGCAAGCGTAGCTTCGATAATGACTCCTTGATTATTATACTTTGCTACTACATTTGGGTCTCTTGAAAAATAAATACCACTACCATAAACATAATGCTTGCCCGCATACATCTTACCATGTTTCAACTCATTGACGTATTTTAATGAATCTTCCTTTGTTTCTCCACTTATTGCCCTATACATCTTACCGATTTTACTTTGGCTGGATGATTTTTCAAATTCTTTTGCACTTTTTAATTGCGGCAATCCATTATAATTCAATTTTTTTACAATATAATCAAAATATGGGTTATCAGTTGTATAATCAATTTTATCTATTCCGTTGATGAAGTCATTGGCATATTTTTTTGCCTTTTCTATTACTTCTTCTGCAGATAATATATCTTCTCTTACCTTTGAAGATGTATTTAATTCGATGATTTCTTTTGAATGGACATCTTGAACTTTCCCATCACCGTTCCTTGGGTCATAAATAACTTGGCATCTACAATTGGCGTGTCTCCTGAATACGTCATTCCCTTTGTCTTTGACCTCATCATAATTATACACACCTGCAAGACCTCTGCACCACTTGCAGCATCCAAAGGATGCTCTTCTTACAATGACAGGATTATACCCCATACTATAGTGAAGGTCTGCATTGACTCTAGCCCCTTCATCCACAATCGATAATGCATTGGTTATGACAGGCTCATTTAAGTATTTCTTTACATCATCAAAATATTCTGCTTCAGATACCTTTTTAATGAGTCCTAATGTCTTGTCTGCGTTGTATGAGGGTTTTCTTGCCTTAGCATTTATACCTGCCTTTTCATTCATGACATCCATTGCACCACATACATAAGAGGAAATAAGTCCATAGTTATTCTCTAATGTAGGATTTAGTATTGCACTCGCAATATCGTAGTACATCTTGCCATCAGGAAGAACATCTGAAGAGAGATTCTTCATATATGATTCAGCTAGAATCTTTCCGACTTCTTCTGCATATTCCATTGCCTTGAGATAATCACAATTTTTGCTTTTAATGGCTAATAATAGTTTTCTTACCTTCTCAGACTTTTGATAACTTAAAGTGAAGCTTTTATTTATTTTTCTGAGCAGTTCTTTGGATACATCACTGTTCATCTTCTTCACCATCATCTACATCTATGTCTAAAGGCTTTTGATAAGCAGGAGTACTATCATTAGAAGAACTAATACCTGTTAGATCCTCAAGCGTACTCTTATCAAAGTAGTTAGAAATTGCTGTATTAATTTTTGATACGCCATCACCAATACCTGAAAGCATAGTTGCATCAACATCAAACGCTGGCTTCCATCGTACGGCGATATTTGCAAATTCAGTACGCTTATATGACTTATTGTCCTCAACACATTTAGCCAGATATCCTGTATTAATGATACCTACACTGAATGTGTCCTGTGCGCTCTTTGCCATCAGTCTAAGACTTTCATGAGATGCTTTAATTCCTTCAGCACTGGATGGATTTTCCGTAGTAAATCCTAGATCATCCAACGTGAGCCCTGTCTCTCCAGCAAACATAGAAGCAAGAGTCTTGAGCACATCATTGTATGGAGACATTGACTGCTGGTTGAACTGTCCTACTGTCGGAGTGCCTCCATCAGAGTCCTTTGTAAATGCAATCATTGAAGACATTGTGGCGCCCCACTTATCGAACTGTTCTGCTTCATCATCTAATCCGGCAACATACTTCTGGGGGAATGAATAGAACATGGAACTTACACTCATGAGTCTCAATGCTTCCTTAGCATCATCTACATACTTTATAAGCGACTTTGATATGAGACTACGCCCAAATGGTCTAGTTGCATCCGGATTATAGATAACAGGTACCAAAAGTGGATAAGGCGCTACATTAGCCATATCCATTGAGGGGTCGTGCTGACCTTCAATGTAGAATGTTGTTGAATCTGAGGTGAAATACGCTTCTACTAGCGGTTCACCTAGTTCAGTATCTCTTTCAAGTACTGCATATCCTTCAGTAAGCATCATAGTAGATGTATCTAATATACCTGTAGCATTGGATCCATCTATTACCTGAAGTCTAGCGCTGCCATCATCATTCTTTGATATATATACAAAGTCACATGAAGAGATGATTGCGCCCTTGAACATCTGATCAAAGAGCACATCCCTATTATTCATTCTGAAGATCTTATCAAGGTTCATGATATCGTCTTCGCTGAATCCATTGAACTGTAGACGGTTGGATAATGTATCAACAGCCTTTGGAATCCATCCTACCTTCTTGCTTATGCTTCTCAGCTTTTCAGGAAGGGTGTTGGTCTGATAAGGGTCCATCTTGTCCTTCATGTCATAATACTTATAACATTCAAGTACCTTTGTTCTCTTGTGTGAAAGCTTCGCTCTCAAGTATTCAATTCCTTTATAATTCATATCTTTTTTACCTGTTTTTTTCCTTTCTGAGAGGCCTTTGAAGTGATTTAGAATTAGTGCCCAAGATTTTCAAAACCCTTGTCAGCGAGAAATTCACGTAGTACAAGTGCTTCTATGTCTTCAGGACTTAGAGGGTCATATAGCCCCTATTTTTAGCAGCAAAAAAGACCATCAATAAAAATGGTCTTAAGATGCTTTATATGTAGTCCAATCTACCTTATGAGGAAGATCGTCGTTCATTATCTGACTGTCTCTCTTTACTTCTATTCGTCTGAAAAGCTTGTCACTCTTTTCACGGTTACAAATCCAATGTGCAAGCTGAAGATTATCCATGTCGCTCGGATGACCTCCTTTAGCTACTGGAATAATATGGTCTATACATGGAGACATAGGGTGAGGATACTTCTTGGTGAAGTCAACAGGCTTACCGCATATACCGCATACTGTCTGTGTAGCAAGTATCTTTTTCTTATTAATAAGAAACTGTCTTCTATGACCAGCGTTATCCTGGTCAGGTCTGTATCCTCTACTCATGATGTTTCCTTTTGTTCTTTTCTAGTGCTTTAGTAGACTTATGTTTAGCATCTATATGCTTGCTGAAGTACACGTCAACATGTTCACGTCCGCAGATCATGCAGCGATAGAACACAATCTTCTTATCACAATGACGTTCATCATCATACTTAATCTCGTAATGATCCTCATAAAACTGATGCCAGTGACCTCTCATTCCCTGTGCCATATTTAATCCTCGCAAAATAAAAAGCGCTACTATGAGCGCTTTGGAATTATAGTTCTCTCTCAAACTATTTCTACATTTTAACTATATAGTGCTGATAACATAACATTCAACTACATTAATCTACATTTTTAATCATTTACTTGCATTTATCTACATTAATGTGCATTTTCTAACTCGTTTAATGCATCTCTTAGCATTCTCCACACGTGATTGGTAGAATAATCCATCTCATCCGCTACCTGTTCAATAGTCATGCCGTCAAGATAGCGATAGCATAATATGCATCTATGCTTAGTATCTTTAATTGAATAGACAAGATTTCTAGTCTCATCCATCTCTTTAATGAGTTCATCCTTTTCAAGAATCAAATCCTGTTTAGTCTTAGGAATACCAGTAGAGCCATAAGAAGAATAACTAATAGCTTTAACATTTACTAATCTATTTTCTAAGTATTCAACTCGCTCTTTTAGAAATCTATAATTTTCTAGTTGCTCTTTGACTCTACTCATTTGATTCCTCCTTGATGATCATCTAATGTATTTTCTTTGAATGCTGCTTATAAAATTAAATCCATCTGTTAATCCTTCATTAACTATAGTTATAAATGTCTCTTTTGTTTGCAGCTTTAACCTGTAGAAGTTTTTTGTCTTACCTGCATGAATCTTATAAGGACCTGTATGCTTAATCATTACTATATCTTTAGTATCATACTTTTTGTTTTCGAATTCAATTACTCCATCCAAATCCTTATCAATATTGAATTCATTTAGATAGTCAAGCCTTTTGAAGGCAAGGTTTTCATCAAGATATCTTTCTTCAAATATCTTGTCATCATTAAAATAGAATGCTATGCATTTGCTATACTTGTATCCTCTCCTAGTTTCAAGTCTATATGTTACGTTATCTAAATTGATAAGAGAAAAGTATCTTCTCATCTTAAAATAATCGCTTCTTTTTTCTGGACATTTAAATAATGACCACACTTCAATGAACCTTGACACTGATCACTCCTCCTACAACCACACATCTGCAACGATTCCTGTAATCCAGTAAGTGACGACTGCATGCGAAATATAAAGATACTTATCTTTGCATTCATAGAATCCTTCTTTGAGTACTTCTAATTCGGTTTTATTCTGTGCATGTAGTTTGAAGATGTATCCACTTTTATAAAAGTATGTAATTGCATATTTAAAAAGTAAGTTCAACTTTATCACCGTCTTTCTTTCATTCATCTAATGTTTTGGCTTCTAAATCTCTTGGAGTTTCTTCAGAAACATCATAATGCGGCTCATATTTTACTTTAAAATTCTTATAAGACGATTTGCGTATAGTTACAATACATACTCCTCCTAGTTTGCAATCGCCACAACCACAATCAGAGTCATACGCATGCGAACAATAATTAATCAATCCCTTAAGTGCTACATATTCATCTAGATCATCTGTTATAATCATTGTTTTGACTCCTCCTGTGCTAGCAAGTTGTAGAACAGTACCATTGCTTTTGTTTCTCTATTTGAGGTATTAATGTCAGTATAGTAAAGTTTACATATTTCATATAACTCACGTGCATTACGCTTATCTACATATTTCTTCCAATCCACTAAACCATCTGTAGCATCTTCAATTGCCATAAATAAAGCATGTCTAGTATCAATAATATCATTATCGTATGCTTTGACACATCTACTCAGTTCTTCAATTTCTTCTTCTCTAGCTCTTAACAAAACCTGAGCACCACCAATAGATTCAAGAAAATCGCAGTATTTTTCAAGTGCTTCTAAGTATTCTTCCTCTTCATCCTGGTAAAACACAACGGTGCATCCGTCTGACCCATTTCTATCAGGATCATGGATATAATCTTCTATTTTGGGTCTTTTATACATTTTATTAGATCCTCCACACAATTATGTTTGCATGCCTCACAATTTGATGAACATTCCTTTGTGATAAGTTTTTGACGTGTTGGTTTATAGTTATTCAAAATATCTTGAATTGATGCATACTCTCCTTCATACTCTTCACATTTTAGAAATTCAGATAAGTCTTTAACAAAAATCACACCATATTCATAACTAGCAGCATAATTAAATCCAGCCTTTTTAGCGAATTTAAGAAGTTCATATAAACTTTTAGTTAATTTAACAAGCTCATTACATTTTTTTTCACTGTTCATTTTCAAGCACCTCACAATTACTTAACAAGTTATCAATATTAACAGGAGCAATATCTTCCCACTTTATGAATTCAAACAGTTTATTGAACATGGGAATAAAATAATAATCATCATCACAGTCCCATAAATCATTCATTTTATGTGGTTGAGAACAAAATATTATCAAATCACCATCTCTATCTCTAGCAATATATTCATAGCATTCGTTATATAGCCATTCTAAAATGCTGTGTTCGAATTTAGGCAACACGATTACATCTTTCTTTTCTGATAGTAACCAGTTCCATCGTTTCCTTCTACAATTTCCATGAAATAAGCAATTGTTACAATAATAACCAACACACTCTAAAACTTTATGTGTTCCAATTTCCACACCGAATGCAGAACCATCTCTTTCGAGCATCTCTTCTTTGAAATCTTCAATATTTAACATTTATAATCACTCCCATTTCATATACATACATTCAAGCGGAATATCTTCAGCCTGTTCTAGAATACATTCTCTGATGGAATCCAACGCATTTAGAGCACTGGACATTGTTCCCCAGCCATTGCTGGGCAGCAACTCTGTATATTCATCAGAATTATATGCTATTTCTTTAATTCCTTTATCTATATGTTCCATCACATAATCACATCTATAATATTCACTACTTTTAAAATTCCAATCCATACTGGCTCTGAATAGCTTTCCTAGATTGTAAGTAGGAGAAGAATAGAAAGGCTCTGCAATCAATGCATACTTATCACACCCTTCTACCTTTACATAAATACCAATGCTGTAACTCATATAATCACCATCCATTACATATATTTATCATGTGAGTATTTCACACTCTTAGTATCTGTCTTCGCATAGATCATTGTCGTATCAATTTGCTCGTGGCCTAACATCAACTGTACCTGTTCAATTGGCATACCTTTTCTTAAAGCGGTGGTTGCCGCAGTCCTCCTAAATCTATGAGGATGTATATTTTCGAAGCCACATTCTCTTCCGAGTTTTCTGATATTTATTTCTACGCCGCTTATTTGCAGTCTTGCATGGTTTCCTTTTTTTCCATTAGCACT